ACGCTTGAGGATCTCCTTCCATCCACTAAGCCAGCAATTTACCAGGTGCTGTTTGAGCGTATTAGCCTCCACCGCATCGTCAGGACCAGTCGGCCGACCCGTGATCTTTTCAGCCAGCCTGCGGATATCCATCTCTACTTGGGTGGATGCCGGTGAAAACCTCGGAGTTTCCATGAATCCAACCTCCCCACGCCTACGCACTCCCAAGGTAGCACCAGGGCCTAAACGCTCAGGCCGCCTGCCAATTTGGTACTCAATTGGTGGCATGGTAGTCATCGATGCGGCATCGCGCCTTGAGTCTAACTCTGTCTTTACCGCAATCTGATAACTCTTTAACAACTCAGGGTATCCGCGAGAGTCCAATAAACGATGGTTTAAATGCTCTCTCGTGATACATACAAATGGATATCTGCCCTCATCGTACCCAATAGGCTCGTGGAACCCAGCCTCGTCCATCTCCTCGGTCCAGCAGGTCTTGGTAACCACAGGCACATCATCTTCATCGAGTTCCTTACGATAGGTAGTAATTACCTTGATCAATCCCTCATAGTGCTGACTCCCATAGTTGTTGCCATAGTCATACGACATCATGGAGTCGGAGTACCGCTCCTCAGAGTAGAAATCTTTAGCCTTTTCGATAGCTTCGTCTATCCATTTATCATCCCATCCCTCATTGACCTTCTGCTTTAAGGCTTCAGGCGTGTAATAGTGCAAACAATGAATTGACCTAGCACTTTCCAAATCGATCACATTGCTATCCACGATCAATTCCCTGCCTAATTCATACGCTTTAACTGCGGGGCGATTAACAACCATCTTTTCAGTCGGTATTTCTGTCTCACCTGTTTCCCGAAGTTCTTTGAGCATCTTCTTGACCCGTCTCTTCTTTAGCTTTGGGAACATTGGATAGAACATCTCCTCGACCCCTTCCTTCATGTCGGGATCTTCAATAGCCAAAGCCAATTCAGGCGACTGCTCCTCTATCTGTGCCAAGCTTATAGGCTCAAACTTCCTAGTCTTCTCCTGCTTCCAGTATGTGCCAAAGAAAGTAAGGCCGTTCTGCAACAAATAATTAGCACCTATCGATGCTTCCCTCATTAGCTCATCCATCGTACCCATCCGCCAACGCAAAAACTCACTCACCAGCTTGGCCGATGCAATGTCGCCCGATTCAACCGGGGCGGCGACCAGGTTGGCCTTAGTCAAAGACTGCACCAAGGTAGCCACATCCCCGTCAATTAGAGGGTTTATAAGCGAGGCCTCGAGGTCACTTGCGCCATCAAATGGAAACGCTTCAGGTCCATGCTTCTTGCCATCTCCAGACTTGCCCGCCCATTCGTTAAAACGAACCTCCCGAGCATCCTCGGCTTTATCCATCCACCAGCTTAAATTCGCTTTTGCCCGCTCAAATTCCTCCTTCAAGGCATCCACATCCGCCTTGTTCTCAAATACCTGTACCTCGTTGTTTTCCATAATTACTTAACCCCCAAGTTTAACATTTTATTTCTTAATTTTCTCATCGCTCTGTTTTGGATGCGATCAATGGTGTCCTTCCCCACGCCAACAAAGTCAGCGATCTCCTGTAGAGTAAAAGAACGGGCATCCTGCCCATGCTCCCGACATTTAATCCCTTCCTCCACCACTAACTCACGAAGCATCGCATCGATCCGCCTATCCATCTCCTCGGGAGTCTCAGACCAATCTGTAGAGCTTCTCCTCACCTTCCACCTTTTTTACTAATAGCTGACTCTTTGGAGGGTGATTGTCCTGTGGACGCTTCACACATATCGCAATCTCCTCACGATCCTCAAAATATATCCTCATCAAGCGGGGATTCGGGACCATTGATAATACCCGAGCCTTCTCATATTTCGGCTTGGTATCCTCAATAACAGGCAACTCTTCCTTCTCCTTCTCCTCCTTGTAGACCTTCTGAACAGTTGCCCGACTAAAGCCAACCGCCTTGGCTATCTTCGGCCATGTCTCCCCAGCCTGTCTTAACAATACAATCTGATTACGATGCCCAGGCATCACCTTATTTGGTTTCATTAATATCCCCCTCCTCCAGTTGCAATTAATTCATCTGCGTCAAAATATTCAAAGTTCCCCACAGCGAAGTACCTAACACAATCGACCATGTCCTTGGCGGGATTTTTCAAATCACCAACCTGATATTCCTGCATACAGGCCACTAGATTCTGACATTCATCCGAAATCATCAGCTTGGGATGATTCTCCAATCCCATCTCCTTTGTCCGATCCCATGCCAGCAAATTATTAATCGCCTGTAATCCAGTCTCGATGTCCAACCCCTCCGCAGGGTTTACCGGCAGGCCCTCATCCGCTAAATCATCAATTATATTAGAAGATCCTTCCGATTTCTGATAACTCGCCGCCCCTAAACGAGGGTCAATTATACGATCCACCATCCGATCACCCTCCATTCTCCGAATGACCTCCGCATAATCCCGTAAACCAAACCCATTCGGCTGGGCGGCCTCGCCTGGGCTAACCTTATCTCCCTTCGTCATATCAATCCATCCACCATAAGTGTCAAAATCAGGAAACTCCTTAACCGCCCAGGCTACCCCATGTGGATCAATACCAAATAATACCATCGTCCAGGGCTTCGCCCCAGCAGGGTCGATCGAAAGTACCCACGAGGCATCCGCATCGTCCGCCATGACAGGCACATCCTTCGCCTGCACGATGTTCTTGTCCGAAAAGGCGGGAAACACAGTCTTTGACGCTTTAACAGGCACTCCATACGCCCGACAAAGGATGGTTTCACGCTTTTCGCCCTCCAATTGTGTCTTCATGGCCGACCAACCGCCAAACGGATTGGCCGCTGTGTGGAAATAAACGACTGAACTGGCTTTTCTTAATGGCTGTTGGACCAATGGAACCTCCTCACCGTCCAAAAGGTCAGCTTTTGTCGATTCCACAGTCTTTGCACCCGTAAGCATACTCTTTACTACCGAGTTCCACCCGTCCACAGCGGTGAAGCTGATGATTCCGGTTGCTGGTCGAACGACTCCATCATATTCGCTCGCATGGGAGCGTGTTACGCATCTAAATCTTAGCGTTTCAACCCAGGGCATAGGTATCAATTCATCTGCCCAAAAACCAATATTAAATGTCCCGTTGACCGGAGGTCGCGGACATCCGATCTCTCCTCCTTCGATTGTAGAAATGTCCTGACTCCAATTCCTAAAGATACATTGGCTTCCGTTATTTAGCGTGAATTTAGCCGCTGTGAAGCCATTACGAAGGCTGTACATCACATATCCAACTTTCCCCCTGCCTAGTGTCTTTAATTCTTTAGGTAGTGCATTGTACACAAGGGCTTGTTGAAATTGGATCGAATTTGCCGATGTTTCAGTTAAGCACCAAATAATCGCTCCAGGGTTCTCAACGAGGCATTTAACTACCCGCTTGGCCGCGTAAAACGATTTTCCAGCCCTGTTACCCCCCATAAGGAGAATTTCTGAGTGATTCTTTAACTGCTCATCTGCTAACTTCCATGTCTCCAATTCAAACCCATGACGATATGGGTCATCCTTCTCCAGCTTGATCGCTTCCTCACGCCTTTCCCAATATGCGAGGATCTTCTCAGGCGACATCCGCAGCATCTCCGACTTGCTGAGTGGCGGGATGGCGGGATGCGGTGACCATTCTAGTGGCATGGCTTAATGATAGCAGATTATCAGTTGCGGGTAACCTCGGGGCGGGCAATTTGTTGAAATTTTTTTGTGGCTAATAATCGGTCGCGGTGGCCGGCGGGGCGGTTCGCCGGACCCCCTCCCCCCCTACCTGAATGGAAAAAATGTAATAAAAATTATTGGGCGTATAATCAAAAATGTTCCGTAAGTAGCTGATTTATATTACTATGTGTAAAAAATCTGATTTTTTTACGGGTTCGTCTAATAATGATTATGTCTAATTAGACTTGCCTCGAGGCTTATTGAGAATACTTTCTCAAATTATCTCACCGATTGATTTTATATGCCGACTACAAGACCCAGGGTGTACCAACAAGCTGAGAACCTGCCGGCAAATCTAAAGGTCGAGGAAGCCTGCCCAAATATATTTACAGGTCAGAAGTTCTTCGATCAACGGCCACAGGATTATGCGATGGTCGTTAAGATGTTAGCAGAGGGATCGACTATCAAACAGATATGTAAAACCTGTAAGGTTTCTCCTCATACGATAGCCATAGTCAAATCTCGTGAAGGAGATACCTTGAAGGAGTCTAAAAAGCATTTAAGAGCCTTAATAGGTACTGCGACTCATCTTGCCGTGGAAAAGCTCATAACGAAGCTACAGGACGATGAGATACCATCAGGAGTTCTCCCAATCGCTACCGGTATCCTAATCGATAAGCATCGCCAGTACGAAGGTGAGCCGACCCAAACCATCGAGGTGAAGAAATCTTTAAGCCTGGATGAGATCCGAGCCGAGCTTGCGAACCTAAAGAATGAGCAGGTTATTGAAGCAGAGGTGAGAGATGTCGAACCTTCAGCATGAATGGCGCTGGATAATCGCCCTGTTCTTCTTTTTCTTAGAGCGGGATATGATTATGGATCTCTGCTTTGCCTTAATTGAGATTGTTATTCGCCTGACCGCCTGACCTGCAATCTTTGGATTGGCTGGTAGGCTGTGTCAGATATCCTAGTAGGCTGTGTCAGATGCATTAAGGTAATATCCCTGAGATACCCTTTAAAGCCCCGTAGAGGACGCTGAGAGCGTTTTCCCTACCCCGCGAGTCTTCTGACTCATCTTTACGAGCCTAAAGCCTTTTAATCGCTTATTTCGATCACCCGAGTCTCTATAGGCATGGTGTAAGAGGCTTTTACGATGTACTCGATGCATTCTGTTATCCCGATGTAAATCTATTGGTTGAATAATCTGACTAGTAAACGCCTTTACGGCTAGGTAAGTGTAGTAGTTGTGCCCGGCAGGGCGGGCAACTACTACCTCTAGCCTTTTAGTACTAGTAGTCGTTGTATATATAAGGCGTTTACTACTAGTTTTGAGACAAAGTTGAGACAGCTATTTTTCGGTGTAAGAGTAAATGTTTTCTTTACCCTTTTGAGTCTTTAGTTCACTAATATTTCGAGTCTTTTTAATAAGATTTCGGAGCTTATCTGGGTGAATTTGTTCGCCTGTAGTTTCCTCCAGTTTGCTTCGGAGATTATTTAGACCCATAATTGAGTTAGGTTTTAGTAATTCGATCAGGGCTGTGGTGAGCTTATCGTTTAATCTTTTCGACTCTTTAGTCTGCCCTGGCTTTCTTAATTTAGGTTCCATATCGGGCTTATGGATAAAGTTTGGCCATGAAAATTCTACCACTTGGGGGGAGGGAGTTGGAAAGTCTCGGAGGGTGGCTTCGAGGACGAGGTGATCCTCTTCTTCGTGGGGGGTTAGGGTAAGGATGGCATCGGGGTCACGGGCAAATACGCCTGACCCGCTTGCCCTGTCGATGTGGTCTGTGTCAGACTTATTTCCTTTTGAGAAGTGGTGGGCATAGACGAATGAGCAGTCGAGTCGCTCGGAGAACTTCTCCATACGGTTAACTATTTCGGAGATCGCACCGGCATCATTCTCATCTGCCCCTGTGGCGAGCTTATAGAATGGGTCTACGATTACGAGGTCGGGCTGGAAGTCCTCGAGGTCTTCTATGTGGTGGACGAGGTCTTCGAGGGTACGGGACTGGCCACGGAGTGAGCAGTATAGGAAGTTTGGGCTGTTTTGGTCGTATTGGGGGTTGGCATTTACCATCTCGGCAATCCGGCGGGAGGCTATTCGCTTTTTAAGTTCAAAGTCGAGGTAGATTACCTTGGAGGTTGCGGTGCGGTGGCCTAACCAGGTGGACCCGTTGGCGGCGGCAAGGCCGAGGTGGAGGAGGGAAAGTGTTTTTCCCGCCTTGGATGAGCCTGAGATGATCATTTTTGATCCTTTGTGGAGGACATTCTCAAT